TCTCCGCCCCATTTTGGAACACGGACAAAGTCTCCGAGCTGGCACCATGAACCCTCAGGCCATGATTCCATAGTGTCGCGCTTCTTAAAGGCAAGCGGACCAATTGCAATGACTTTTCCAATCATCGTGTTCCATTTCTCTGTCTCCTTTGTCTCTTCTGGTATGTAAATACCTGAAGAAGTCACTTTGTCTTTCACGGCCCTAAGCTGCACAAGGATCCTAGCGCCATATGGCGCCATTAGTGGGTCTACGGCTGGAAACGCTTCTGCAAGCGTCTGCTCGATATCATGCGACATCTCGTTTTTCCTCTTCTAAAAGATTGTTAATAATGATCAAGGCTTCTTCCAAGCCTAGGTGCTGGCCGACCAACCGTTGATAACTTTCCCAAGTCATCGCATTGCCTTCTGCCAAAGATACTTGTATCTCTTGCTTCTTGCTGTTAATCTGACCAATGAGATCAGCTAGCAGAGCCATTAACGACCTCTGCCAGCCATTCTCTTCACGGGGGTAGCAATGACAACAGTCAGACCGCCTTTAGCAGGCCCGCCTTTTTTCATTGTTGCAATTTTCGCCTTGCCTGCATTAAAGTCGACGCCAGAATTCTTTCTGTCGCCCATTGCAGGAAGTTTTGCAGCTTTAGATTCAGCAACTGCACCACCTGCAGCATACTTATGAACCTTGCCACCTTTTTTCATCACATTACCTTCGGTAATGCCCATTGCCATTTTCTTATGCGCATTAATTGCTTCAGACATTTTGCTGTTCTCCTAAAGTTTGCTGGATAGCATTTTGAGCCGTGATTGCAGTCTTCAACTGCTCGTGTTGCAAGTCGGCAGCATCTTTGGTAAGCTCTGCTGACTTGATTCTTTCTTGCGTAAGATTGTTCTCTGTGTTCTTAGCCATGTCTGACTGTGTCTTAAGCATGAACTGCTGATTGCTTTGTTGCATTTCAGCGGCTTTGATCTGCATCTCGGCCTGATCCTTGGTGGCTCTACGCTGTGTCTCAGCCATGCTGGTCTGCACCAAGGCTTGTGTTCCAGGGTCAAGTGGCTGTTGGCCTTTAAGTTGCTGCATTGCCGCAATTGCCTTCTGAATGATAGGCGGAATTTGCTGGAATGTTTCACCTGTGTCTTTATGCACATGCTGAACAACAGCTGCCAACAGCTTATCAGCCTCATGCGGCAATGTCTGCTCTTTCAACACATTAAACGGTCTGCCAAGTGCAGTACTTGCATATGCATCGACTTGGTTCAGATACCACAACGTAAGGTGCTGCTTGATGTGTTCTAAACAGTGAGGTATAAACATAGGTGCCATGATCGGATTGGCACCGTACATTGGGTCTTGCATGTAGTCCAGATGCACTTGAATATGCGCTAAATGATCTTGCTTGGGGAATGCTCCAACCGCACGATTCAATGTCATTGCCACATTTTCTAATGCAGGGTTCATCTCTTTTACGTCAGCTGGATCAGGCAGCACCTCATTAATGTCAGGCAACTTAATCTGCTTTAAGATCCTACGCTCAACCGCCAGTCTGTTATACAGATCAGGGTTTGCAGTGGCTCTGGCTGCTAGTGTTTGTATCTGTGCATACCGCTGTGTTTCAGCAAAGATATGTGGATCAGACACCGGCACAATGTCGGAATTCTTCTTAAAGTCTTCCTTCGTAACGCCTAAGTCCTCAACCAGATCGTCTTTACGCTGCTCATCAAAGTACCAGCGGTTTAAACGACCAAGGATCTTTAAGACTCGAGCCTGACTGCCATGTAACCGAGCATGCACAGCACTGAATACCGCCGCACCTTGCTCAATCAGAGCCTGCGTAGTGCCAACCGGCATATTGCTGTTGGCATCGGCAATCTTCTCTTCGGACGTAGTGACTACGCCTTTGGCTGCATCGGTCAACCAGCCTAACAGCGAGAACAAGACAGGCGATGGCTGGTTAAACGGCACCGGCATTGCAATCTTGCGGACATCGTCAACACCCGGAGCACCCTCGATCTCAGTCACTTGTGTAGGCTCTATGGTCAGACTTTGCCCAGAGATCTTGGCGCCTTTCAGCTTCAGCATCGTAGGCGCAGTGGCTATATGAGCTGAATCAAGAAGTGCACGAAGAGAGCCGGTAAGAGCGGCACTAAGACCACCAATAAGATGAGGTAGACCAATTGCATAAGCACCTCGCCAAGGTATGAATTTGAATTCAACCAGCCAATCAAGCTTGTCCATGGTCTCATCGCCAAACTCCCAGTTGCGGTACAGACCTACAACTTCAGTAAGCGTCTCATCGATCATCAAGATGTAAGGTGCACGATCGCCTTTGGAGAAGCTGTCGTCTTCTAGCTCCAACCAGACATAGATGTGAAACACACGACGGATACCATCGATGTTAGTCCCAGAGCTATTCTTACCCTCGATCTTGTCATTTGCCCTCTGCGGCTTGGTTTGCTCCGGTTCTTCACTAGGCCGATAGATCTCTATATCTCTGTACAAGCCACGATCAATCCGAATCTCAAACTCGTCCTGCGTAATGTCGTTGACCTCAGTCACACGGCTAGCCGTATAGAAATTGGCCGCTGAAAACGGCAGATAGATATTGTCAATAGGCGTAAACTCAACACAAGGCCTACGTTTCTGGTCGTCGTACCAGATCTTGAGGTACTGTGAACCGCCTAATGGTTGCTGTGTAAGCAGCTGTTCAAGCTCGTCACGATATTCCTCAATCTGCTCGGTCAGCTGCCAGTTCATGAAGTCCCGCTTACGCTCAGCACGCTCGGTCTTCTCTTCAGTCACCTCGCCTACGATCTTGGTGCGGACTGGTCCATCTGGTGGAAATAGTTCCTTAATGGCACGTGCTGAGAAGTCAACACACGCCTCGGCCATCACTGGGTGCACCACTTTCGATGCTCCCATGAACTGTGCACCACCGGGTGCATCGTGTCCTAGACCTGTACGGCGTAGACCTTCCTCATACTGCTTGTCGCGCTCCTCACGAGCCTCTTTGTCTTTCTCGACAAGGTCAATGTATTTAAGTGCCATGCTTGATAGCGTAGAGCGATCAAGTGACTCGGACAAGTTTTCATAGAAATCCGGGTCTTCGTCAGGGCCTTTAAACTTGTCCTCGGACATCTTAATGATAGCGCCACCATCAGGCTGCATCTCAACATCATTGTCATCATCGAACATCTCAAAGATTGAAGGATTGTCTTGGTCCTCTTCTTCTTCGGCTTGAGGACCGACAAAACGATCGAAGTCCTGAGGAATCGGCATCTCTGTTGCCATAGTTATGCTCTCCGCATCATAAGTTCATTTTTCATTTGCTCGACGCTGGGAATAGGTTGTACTGTACCGCCTTTTGCAAAGGTCTTACCACGATAACGATAATTGAAGTTTTTCTGCCTCCATTGGTCGTCTTCCCAAGGCGTTTTTAATTTAGCGTCAAAAGTGCTTTCTCTTGGGACTTGCGCATCATCATCACGTTCTAGATCCGGTGTATTGTCATTAAACTCTTTCGAATCTACACGAAATTCAGGGCGCTTAGACATCCATCTTTCTAATTTCATAAGATCAAAAGCGTCTAGTGCTGCATTATTTGGTTCGCCATAGTCGCTGGTTGACCCACCATCTTGGTACTTGCGAACACGACCACCATCTTTGCGACCTTCAGGTGGCGGTGTGTTTGGCGGTGGATTGTCACCAAGATACTCTTCAATGTTACGTGCTAGCCATTCACGTTGTACATCTGAAAAGTTTTCCCAAAAGCCCATTGCATATGATCGTGCAAGACTTACAATGTTCTCAAGCTCTCCAGGCATATGCGCATTAGTAAGTGCTTCAAACATGCTTTGAACACGAGTTCTGTCATACTCAGACATATCAGCTGTTAGCGCTTGATCAGACATTGCATGAATAATTGCCGGTATAGGTCTATACGGTGCAGTGGCTGGTTGTGCAGGAACTGGTGTAGGTAAAGCTTGGCCTCTAATTCCAAATACATTGTCTACTTGTGGTGCTTCATTAGCAACAGACTCAAGTTCATCCGCCATATGATCCAATGCTTGACGAAGATCTTCACTCATGCCAGGTCTATTTCGACGCAACTGGTACACATATTCACTAAGCTCATCACCAGGATTAACATGCTCTGAAATGCTTTGTCTAACCATACTAGCATCATTAGCGACTTCGATGCCATAGTCATTGTCGATATTTGCTAATGCATTGTCAAGTGCTTCACGAGCATCGCCTGAATCAGCAACAAGATCTCGATCAGGTCGACGACCACGTATCTCGTCAAGCATGTTCTGTAAACGGAATGCTACATCTTCTGAGAATGATGCTTGTTCTCTTGGTGATAGCATACGAATACGCTCATCGTCAAACAAGCCTTCACGAAGTGCATGAATAGAGTCTTCAATACTTCGTATGTCAAAGTTATTGGCATCAGTACGTTCTTGCTCAAACAACTCACGCGCCATACTAATGGCATCTGTATCAGTATATCGCCGAATTGCTGGCGCATTTGCACCGTGCATACCATCAGGCTCAAAGAAGTCAACAGGCAGTTCTCTAAGCTGCTCAGGCTCTTGTGCAATTAACTGATCATGCACTCTTGCTAAATTGCCATATGCATCATCTAAGCGACTACGAAGTACATCGGCTTCAGCACCATTAAGCCCACGATTAGCTACACGATCAGGATCACTAAGCACCATAATCTCAGACCTAACGCGTGCTTGCAAATGCTCAATGATCTCGCTTGAACTTAACCCATTACCAAATAAGTTAGTTGACATGCCATCTAATAAGTCTATGAACTCACTTAGCGCATCATTTGTATTGCTAAATGCCGAGTCTGGGTCAAGAGGTCTTTGATATGCACTTGTAATTTGACGGTTTCGGTTGTCAATGTTTTGCTGTACTTCAGCAGGCAAGTTTGCACGTTGTGGTTGTTGCTGTTGTGTTTCTATCCAGCGACCGGTGTTGTCAATCATTTGACGTAGCTCGGAAACATACTCACCAAGCTCATCAGGCGTGAAATTACGTGTAGCTTCTGTAGGCTGTGACAACACTAAGTTTCTTTGTATATTTACGGCATCTCGAATCCCGTTTGCAATATCAATAGGGCTCATGCCATTTTGTACTTGGTTTGCTGCATATCGTTGTAAGTTGTCTGAATATGAGCTTAATGTCTCATTTACAACACGTGAATTACCAGCAAATAATCGAGGTGCCATTGCTTGTCGTAACTGTTCGGCCGGCTGCATTTGAGGCGCAGGCTGTTGAGCTCTTTGTTGTTGACTTACTAAGTCATTACGAGCCGATGTAAGTTCATCTGCATACCTTTGAAGAGCAGCTGCCATCTCTTGCGATAACTCAGAAAAATTATTATTACGTCTGTCAATTTCATACTCAAGATACTCAAGTGCGCGATTTAATGCAGTCACAGGATCATCTAATAAAGTAGGGAAGTATTGACCTTGCATTGCGGAAAACGTAATACCTAGTCTTCGTTCAAGCTCTTCTGGCGCATCCAAGTTTGAGTTTTGAATTGCTTCATTAACAACAAAGTCAATATTGTCCACCAGTGCGGCTTGAAGTTGCCCAATGTCTTCTTGGAATACCGATGATTGTTGTATAACAGCAGGCACATTGCCTTGAACAGCTTGCTTAATGTCTTTAGCTGTCATAAACCGCGGCATTGAGTTCCAATCCACGGTTTTCATCTGATCAGCAGAAACTTGAGCGGATGATCTTGACTTGTTTAAGCTAGACTTATTTGTAGTGTCATAAATCCCGGCATTCTTCTCAAGATTTTCTCCGATGCCTGCTATGTCATCAGCTCTTGTGTTCAAATAGTCGCGTATTCCATCAATGTACTTAGGCTCAATAAACCCATTTTGTGCGCCTGAAGCATACCCAATATTAAATCTAGATTGCCCATTGGCACCAACGCTTGATGACTTCATAAACTGCAATGCCGCAATCGGCATGCCGGTCTCTAAGTCACGAAACATTGGCAACTGCTCACCACGTTTCAAATTCTCTACGTATGAACTTGTATGGATTGAAGCATTAGGGTTTGGCTTACCTGTCAGAATATCAACAATAGGCGTCCAACGAGGATCTTTCTTCTTAGTAAAGAAGTTTCTGGTACCTGAACCTCCGCCGCCTTCACCAATACAAATATCTAAAGCTTCGGTTGACAATGCTGCTTCTTTATTTGCAACAAATTCCGGCGTGTCTTTCGTAAGCTCAATTACACCGACATTGCCACTAAATTGCTTATTCTCCGGGATTGCACTAGCCACTGACTTCATATCATTAAATACATCAGTTCGATATTTCTGAATGTTTTGTGCGCGTTCTTTGGCTATGCCATGTATGTATCGATCAACAGGGTATGTAGGCGCTTTCTCTTTCGGTATCCTGTTTGCAAGCACATCATCATAGAACTGTTTAGCTGCATCTATAATGCCTGTTTCTTTCATAGGGCTTGGATAAGCCATGTACGCCATTTCACCGCGCTTAGCCGATTCTTTAAGCTCAGGATAGAACTGTTGTACGGCATACGGCAACTTTGAGCTTAGCATTGTTGATGCATCGATCGGCGCCACTGACGCATCCTCAAGCGTTTCATACGCATCAGCAACAGTTAACCTGTCAAGCTTTTTCTGTACCTCGGTCTTTTGCTTAACAAGCTTGTTCGCGTTCTTCTTAGCTTCTTTGTATAAGTTGCCAATTTCTCTAGCTTGTGGCTCCATTGCAGGGTCTTGCTCAGCCATCTTTTTGGCAATAAGAAGCTGGTCATTTAACGATCTTTCAGCATTTGCGGCATTCTTAATGGGAAGATTAAGCGCTTCTACTTCTTGTTGTAGTGCTGAAATATCCGTTGCAAATGAGCCTTCAACCGGCATACCGGCATTTCGTCTAAAAGACCTTGCATGGCTTCGTTGACTTTGAGCATTGTCAATAACTTCTTCATCAGGTAAGTATGTAAGCCCTTCTTGCGCGGCCATCTTTACCAATGGGTTGCCTTCGGTACCTAGATTCTTAATAAGGTACTTACCCCACATGTTCTTAAGGCCTTCAACAGCGGCTTCATGCCGTTCAGCTAGTTCGCCTGTAGATGCTGCATTAGGCAAGAACTCTTGGCCTTCCGGTGTTTGAATAAACTCGTTATATAGCTCGTTAATCTTTGAATTTCGAGCATTGTCATCGTAAAGCGATACTTTAAGCGCCATCAGTGCTTCGCTACCGTTTGGCGCATCAGGGAATAGCTCAAGAGCTTTTGCTTCTTGGAAATAGCGAAATGCCGACATCGCCGTATTTGAGTTATCCGACTTCTTAATTTGATCTGTAACGATCTCATCAAGCATCATTGGCGTTGGCTTTGTCACATTCGGATCAATATTGATCTCTCTAAGCATTTGACCTACAGGGTCTACATCTGGCACATACTCTTTAGCCGTCTCAGGCAATGTAGGCGTGGTAAGCCTTGAGCCTTGTGGCCGAATTGCATACATGTTGGTTTCAGGTTGCAATGCAGCAGGTAGACCTGGAATCGGTGTCAGCCCTTGCATACGTCTTTGCTCCATGATATCGCCAAGACGATCAACGCCGCTTTGTATTCTTGCGCCAAGTACCGGTTGGTTAGTTATTGGATCGATACGTTGCAAGCCTGATTGCGCATTCACAAAGTCGGTCGGTATATCAACAACTTGCTTACCAACACGCGTTGCTTCAGCACCAAGTACACGCACATCGTTCGGCGTAATTAAAGGTCTTGGTGATACACGTGAAGTGCCAGGTAAGCCTGAGCCTGGCCCTATCATTGGCAATTTAAGTGGCGAAAATACTTGAGTTGCGCCTTCTAATACAGCTTGCCCTTGTGGCGTTTGTGGTGTAACGGCTTGGCCAATGGCTTCGATACGTTGGTTCATCGGCGCTGGGTTGTACCTTGCTCCAGGTGGTGCAAACTGAGGAAGACTTTCACGAATTGTGGCAGCTTCTTGCATTGATTGTGGATCACCAAGCACTTTCTCACGATACAACACGCCTGGCATCTTAGACGCATACTGGTATGCGCCAACTACAGGTTGCGTAATGCCTGCAATGTAAGGCGCTACGCCACTTGCCGCAACTCGAGGTATGTCACCTGCTAAATCAATTCCCTGCTTTCTAAGCATTAAAGGATTGTTGTTGATAGCTACGTTCTTAATTGTATTAACTGCACTATCTAAAGGACTAGGCTTACCGTTCCTAGCCAACTCATATTGCATTTGGTCGATCGATGGTTGACCATCGTCACCGATCGGCACGCCAAACAGGTCATATTGCATTGTCATTCATTGTCCTTTGAAGCATCTTTTTTGTCTTTTTGAGACTGCTTCCATGATTGATCAAGATATTGTTCAAACTCATGCATGTCAACCAAGTCTTCAAATGATTGCTCTACTTTTGCAGTTTTAGGCTTAAGTCCAAGTTGCTCATTCCTTTGTTTAACGTATGCATTTTCAGGTAAAGCATTTGAGAAATGATCTGCTATATTCTCATATATTTCGCCGTTGGGGTAGTCTTCTTGATGTAAATTACTTAATACGTCCGCTAGTTCGTGCGGCTTTAATTTACGCATGTTGTTTTGCATTCGTATAAATAACTCATGCGATGCGTCGTCTGAAAGTTCAGGGCTATTTTTGCGAAGTTTGCCTTGTTTTGTTAAATTTGCCAACGTGTCAAATTCTTGTACAGTTTCTTCAGGCAGTTGGTTTTTTAAATAGTCTCTAGAAATAATCCATAAGCCTTGTGCAACCGCGCCAGGCTCTTGTTCATAAGCGTTCATTGCCATGCCTTGCACGTAATTCCGCAAATGCATATCAATAACATCGTTTGGAATAAACCCAGGCTGCATAATGTTAGCAGCTTGTGCTAATGGCGATACTATTTCAGGCACAACATCAGCAACTTTAGGCATAGGTAGCATTTGGTTCAATGCAACTTGGCCTGTCTTCTTTAGCACTTCACGTCTCGATATCGGCGTATTCAGTGCTTTGTTCGCCATTTGACCTAATGGCGCAAGAGGCGTTGTTGCAGGTGTCGGTTGAGCAGGTGCTTGTGGTACAGACACTGCGCTTGGCACAGGCACATCGGACGATCTCACGGCAGGTAAGTTGTCAGGCAATGGCGCTTGCGGCTTTAAACCAAGTATAGAACGTCGTTGTATGTCGATCGGTGGTGCAACTGGCTTTGGCTTACCTTTGCCAAACAACCCAACTTGTTGCATGTAAGGGCTCATGCCTAATTGACTTGCACCATCGTCATAGACATTCGGGTCTTGACGCATAAGCATCTCGGCCCGCATTTGTGCTAAGTCATCAAACGGCATATGGGTTCACCCTCTTAGGTCGATCCTCGTCGTACGAGTCGTTCGCATCATACACTGGATCGATACTGATGAGCCCAATGTCACGCATTATGCGCAAAGCTTGTGTTGTCGAGTCAACAAGGTCGTCATGCCGCACTTCAGGGAACGAACACAACTGTGTGATTAGCGGTTCAGCCCAGTCTCTTGCCATGCCTGGGTTTGTCATTGACTCAGGCATGTAGATTCGTCCACGTTGAATGATGGGAGACACAATGTTTAGTCGCATCATCTTGTCAGCATTGCCAGGGTTGTAGCTTCGTACTGGCAAGCCAGCTCTTTGTAAGTCCTGCAGTAAGCTGATGCCTGCCGACTTGTCCTCGATCACGATCATGTCCACCTTCTTGCCATGGCCCCACTCGTTCTCATCGCCATAGATCGCATCGGCTTCCTCGACCACTTTAGGTCGTAGGTCTGGGTACTGCATGTACTCTTCCCAGCAGTCGATCAGCATCACCGACATTGGCTTGTCGTCACTTGGCTTGAACACACCCCACACAGTGCACGCGGTCGGATCGTTCTTGGTCTTGTCGGACGTGGCACAGTCATACGATTGCACAACGTACTGAAAGCGTGGCAATGGCTTGTCGTTCGGCCAGAGCTTGAACCAAGCACGTTTGATGATGCCTGACTCTTCAGGGTCGATGATCTCGGCATAGATTTCCTGACGTCCTAGCTTCGTACCCTCGTACTGCATGATCTGGTTTTGGAAACTAGGCGCCAAGTTCTTGATGTTGTCATACGTCGATGCCGATGTATAGATCACGTCCTCACCATCTCGGTTAGTCAGGTCGATAATCAACGGCTTTGGCTTCGGTGTCGTGGTACAGATCAGTCGTGGCTGTGAACCGAGACGCATGCCGAACTGAATCATGTTCCAAGCATCGTCAAGGTAATCCCATGCAGCCAGCTCGTCAAGCCAGCCACCATGAAACTGTGGACCACGAAAGCGGTCAGGCTCTGATGCAGCAATGCCTTTGAGGATTGAGCCGTTCTTTAGCGTGATTTCGTGCTGGCTCTTGTTGTAGGCTTCTACGATCTCTGGCGGTATGACATTAATCAGCCCTGAATCACCTTCAAAGCACACATCACGTACATCACCGGAAGTTGGCGCACTGACTAGCCACCGTGTCTTTGGCTTAGTCCATGCTTCCCACCACGCCCACTCAGCAGCACAGCGTGTCTTGCCAGCACCACGACCAGCAAGCAAGAGCCAAATGTTCCACCAATCGCCCTTTGGCGTGATCTGATGGTCATTTGCTTTTTGTAGCCATTTCAGCCGTGCTTTGATGGCCGCTTGCCATTCCTTCGATGCATGGTTTAAGTTCGGCCCAGCTTTAATGCGCTCGGCAAACTGTTCAGCTATCGTCTGACTTATCACCGGCTTGCCTTGTTGACAACAAGTCGTTCATAAGCTCTTGTGCAAAGTCATGAACTACATCGACCTGAATTGCTCCGTCGTTTTTACCAGTAACTTCAACTTTAGAATTTTCGCGGTACTTCTGTGGGAATCTAGCCGCCAGGGACCTAGACCATATGGACGTGTTTAGTTTGTCCCCCTGAGGCCGTTCTACCATGTACTGGATACCAATCTTTTCAAAGAAGATTAATTCCTGCATCTTTGCAGTTTCTAAGGCCGCCAAGAAATCTGGATTTGCTTCCATCCAATTTATGAGTGTGTTCCATGACACATCAAGCTCACCGGCGATCATCTCGCGGCTATAGCCTTGCTTGCCCCATTCGACCACTTGATCACAATATGCTGGATCGTATTTGGTGGGTTGGCCCCGACCTCGTTTTGGCTTATCAGTCATGTGCGGGATTGTATAACAAAAGAGGTGTTGGCGGCACGTTCACATAAAGCAGTGGTGTTCGTCCTTCCTATGTATTTGCACAAAACGAGGAAGTATGAGGCGCTAACCCTCATTCGTGCCGCCAACGAATGGATTGTACAAAACCGACGAAAAACCGGCAAGATACAAAATTGGATACAAAGTTCTGCAGACTCTTTTATACGATACATATATATATATATAGATTCTAAATAAGAAGTATGTATCTTTGTATCTGGTATTAGCAGATGTAACAGTGCTGTCAAAAACATGGATACAAAACCTTTCGAAAAAATTGTATCTGGATACAGGATCCTGTATCTAGCTCACACTTATATGCTTGTTGACCATGACTTTCGTCGAAGATACAATTTCTACGAGCTTTAGCTCTTTCTTTTTGTATCTACCTTCTTTGGTCGTATAGACATGGAATCGGGTCGTGACACCATCTATTCGAGTAGTTCCGTTCATGTCAACTTCACCAAGCTTCATGAACGCATACACCAAAGCTTTGGCTTTTACATTCTTAAGACCGGTCAATGTCTCGGCAAGTGTCTCGATCTGAGACGGTCTGAATGCTGCTACACCACCAAGCTCTTCATTAATTAGAGCATATAGCTCATCGGCAAAGTCCTCAATGCTGGTTTGGCTCATCTTTACGGCTTCATCTTTGTGTGTAGATGTTGGTGCTGGTGCCGTAGCACTGTAGTCACCAAGATCCCGGCACATATACCAGTTTAATACTTTAGAATACCCCATCTCAAACTTAGTCCATGCTTCCAACTGTCTAAAACGCATGGCACCTTCTTCACGAGTTAGTGTCTTTGGCATGTAGACGGCATCCCTACGGCTGTTCTTGCTCATCTTGGTCACATACGCAGCATTGGTGGTCATGATCAGGTTGATGTAGTTCCTAGTCGTATACTTCAGGCCGTACTTCTTATCAATGTTGATGAACTCACTGGTCACCAAGTGCTTTAGTGTCTTTTGGTGGTCATCACGGTCACTGCTTGGCTCATTCACTACCACCAACAGCTTACCACTAAGCACATCATTCTTTTCACGGAAGATCTCATCAGGACCACAGATCCCGGCAGGGCAGTTAAAGCCTACACCCATCATGTTGGCTATGTATTCGGCCAATGCCGACTTGCCTACGCCCTCAAGGCTGGATGCAAAGATGATCGATGTGAAGTTCTTTTTCCAGGGCTGTTGAATGATTTGTGCCACCCAATTATGAAAAAAGGCCTCGAACTCAGGTAGGTCCCTGAAAAAATACTGACAAAAGTCTAAGAATGGCTGAACATCACCGTCAATAGGCGCATACTTCCAGTCTTTAAGAAGATTGTATGAGCCGTCAGGCGTAATTGTGTAGCCTTGGTACTCTGGATAGACATCAATGGCCTTTAGATTAAGCTTCTTTGGCCATGACTTGTACTCATCCAGCAGGTCAACATGCTTCATCTGGCCTTGCGTGTTGGTGAACGAGTGTCTTAAATGGCCGGCATCGATCTTGGCTTTTGCATAGGAAAATCCATGGCCATCGTGCAACCGCAATACATCGCCATTAAAGAACGCATACTGTGTACGGAACTCATACAAAGCGGTCTTTAGATCACTGACACCGGCAATGCTTAATTGCTCAGAGTTCATTAGCACATCAAGCAAAGGCTTGCCATTGTTCAGGTGGTCGTCAATGGCGTATTTATCGCCTTGTGAGTTGGCATACTTACCAACACGGCATAGGAATACATCAGCGCCTAAGCCCCGTAATGTCTTGGCAAGTTGTGCTTCGGCAATGGCAACCTGCTCATTAGGCTCACCATTCTCTTCTTTGCCATCATAGTCAAACAGTATGTACACCTGCCGATTTAGCACATTTAACCCACTGCTCTTTTTCCACATGATCTCCATGAGGTCTTTGTGTAATGGCGTGTCATTGTTCTTGTTACCCCAACTGGTCACACCGGCCAAGCCAATCACAGCGTGTGTTAAGCTCTCTTTAGCAACCGCCTTCACAATGGCCCAGCTCTTAAACTCACCTTCAGTAATAATCAGTGGCGTCTTCACATCTTTAATGTAGGTTTGCCAATTGATCGTAGGTGGAAAGTAGATGTGTGCACCGCTACTACGCTTTTGGCTGTACTTCATCTTGGTCTTCGGCATTAACAGCCGAATACGTGTGAAGCCAGTTTCCTGGCCATGTAGATCAAAGTAAGGAATTTTTATTGACCAATCCCGGGTATGCCCTATCAGAGCCTGCGTTTGGTCAGGATCCAGCAGTTCCAGCTTTAACAGCTGTACGTCTTGGTCGGTAAAGTTTCTTTTTTGTAGGTCTTGTTTGTATAGATCGGCAGGTTGTACAGTATGTGCCGCAAAACTCATAGTCTTGCCCCTAACCATATGCCGCTTACAAAACAACCTCGTATAATGCACCTGAGCATGTTGTCCATGTTCAATTTCCTTAGATTAGTTGTCTTCAAAGCCCCTAGGCTCATCACCTAGGGGCTTTTTTTATCATACCAAAGCTAATTCATTCGCCTTGTTAACCGCCAAAGATTTAATGGCTTGGCCATCACCAAACCATGCACGGTCCATACGGCCATCAGCTGTACGACCTTTGTGATGATCCACATACTCAGTGACTGCATTGATCAGGCCCCATGCAGTGCCCTTGGCCGTAGTCAGTTGGCTACCCATACCACCACCTTGGAATAGGTTCATCAATGTCTCTGTGGTCTTCTTGCTTACAATCACATCACCTTCAGTGGTCGTGTAAGAGGCAACCTCATCAAAGTATTGCTTGGCAGTGACATCATCGATGAGTGTGCCGCACCAGACATCCACAGAAGTCATGAAGCTGTTCCAGCTGGTGGCTGCAATGCCAAGTTGTGCCTTGACTGATGCCTCATCAAACTCTGACCTGTGGTTGACACGGATCACGTTCTTGGCCTTGCCTGTTGTGGCTTCCTGCATTGCAAAACCTAGTGTGTTGGCACATACCACGCGGACTGAGGTGAACATGGCGGTTGTTGCCATTGTGCCATCACAGGCCGTGCCAAGTAAGAGGTAGCCTTTTAGCGAGTCATCTAATACTTTGGCCTCTTGGCCCATGCTAGCCAATGCCCAGTACTTACGGCCTTCACGAAGAACGCCGGCGGTTTCCAACTGGAAGCCAGCTTTTTCGGTAAGGTCACGATAGAACTCTAGTACTTCTTTTGGTTGTACTACTTTGTATGTGTCAGAAACTACCGCCAAGCTTTTGCCATTGTCTGAACGGTACAGGACTTTTTTACCGGTCACTATATCTGTTGCATACACATTGTCTGGATGTGATTTGTATTGCACCAATGCCGAATTGATATTGAAATCCATACCTGCATTGATTGCCCATGTTTCGATGCTTTGGCCTGGTTCCATTTGTTGGCCAAGTTTGTGCCAAGGTGTTTCGCCTACAAATGCGATTGAAGCCTTGCCGTTGACTGTTGTGATTTGGTGTGACATGATACGTTCCTTTAAGAGTTAAGAAGTTTAGTTTGTTTGTGTGTTACCACAAGAGGAACTATATCATGACTCTGACAAAGTAAACACAAAAATAAAAAATATTTTAAAAAAAGGTGTTAAGTATTAAATATATGTGTACAATGCAACTGTGCTCAGGCACAACTAAACTCTTAACTTCAAAGGACTGAAAATGCAAGTATTACAGACAACTAATACAATGAAAACAGAAGTAAACAAATCTATACCGCCATGTCCAGCAGGCTTAGTGGTGTATGAAATAGAAATAGAAGGCGTAGACCTTACAGTGCATCTTGAGTATGAGGCCGAGGAACTTGGTTCATACACCGGTGGCATGCAAAATGAGCCTGATTATCCTGAAGAGGTGAACATTCACGCCGTGTACGTTGATGGTCCTACCAACATTAGTACATTGTTAAGTGATGATCTTATTCATGAGATCCAATCCATTTATTTGTGTGATCTACGCATAGAAGCAGAAAGTGATTACTATGGTATTTGATAAACCTATCATCGCATATTGCGATTACATTGGTCATTTAATCAGTAAGCACTTAAAAGCACTTGACCAAGACTACTACCGGCTAATTGACTTTGTAGGTCGTCCTTTGTACCACTTAGGCGACCACGGTGAATTTGCATCAACCAAGAAAACACTTAACATTACCGATTCATACGGCAAACGTTACACCATTACCATCGAGGAAGTTTCATGAATCCACTTTATTGGCACAAAAAACGTCATCAATTAGCCATGCCATTGCAGGCCGAGCTTGTGATGGATTTGATGAACGTTGACAAGCCATTGCCAATTATGACAGTTGTGTATAAAGCAGAGTTGGAAGGTGTAGGCTCCATCTCTACGGTGCACAATTGCTTAAAGTGGCTAAGGGACTTTGGCT